TAACGACGGAAGACTCAGGTGATATACTTGATGTTAATAATGGTTTTGTACAACCTAAATACTCTGGAACGGCTGATCAGGATTGGGGAGGCCAAGGTCCTGCAAACATGCCTACGGGTAATAACTGTTATGGATTAGGTCCAGATAGATGTGCACAAATAACAGGGAGCGGTAATTCAATTAGTCGTATGGGCGTGAGTGGGATGGGAACCACATTCTATCAAACTGTTGATATATCCGAGCTAGACATAGAAAATGGAGGCAGAGCTAATTACACAATTAAAGTTGATAAGCAAGATGCTCAAGATAGAATTTATTTACACATCACAGGTAAAAACGGAAACACTAGTGTCTTTGCTGGAACTGACATTTTATCAGAGTCTGGTGTAGCAAGTGGATATCAAGAGTATGAAGGTGGTTTTGATTTTGCAGGCACTATAACAACGTTAGTTATAGAAATAGGCGGAAGAGATATTAATATGGCAATTGGACCGCTATGGGATGATATGAGTTTACGGGTGCTTTACAATGTTGTTGAAACAATAGTTACACAGTCAATTACATCTGTTGAAATGTGGGTCGCTATGGGTAACAGCACAGAAACAGAAGTTATAGATATTGTTGAAAATATTTTTGACCATAATGATGTTATAGTTCCAGAATCGCCTGGCGATGATTTATTTTTTGAACCTGAGTTTGATGAACCTGATATGGATGTATCATATGAAACAGTAGAGATGGAAATGGAGATGCCAAGTTTTGAAATGGATCTTGAAATGGATCTACCTGAAATTGAATTAGAAATGCCAGAAGTGGAGGTTGCTGTTGTTGAAATTGAGATGGAAATGGAGATGAAATTAGAATTAGAAATGCCAGCGCCAGAGCCAGAAATCACAGAAGAGATTGAAGTTGGGCCAGAACCAGATACAAGTGAACCTGAAATAGATGAACCAACAAATGAACCCGAAACTGAAACTGAGCCAGAACCCGTGGATGAGTCTACTGAAGAAGATACTACTGAGCCTGAAGCTAATGCGGAAGAGGAGTCTGAATCGGAAGAAAGCGTTCAAGAGACTGAGGCAGATGAGGAGCAACCAGAAGATATGGGAGAAGAGGAAGATAAGGGTGAAGCCAAAGAGAAACCTATAAAAAAACAAGAATCTAAAAAAGAAAAAGCTGCAAATAAAATTGTAAAGAAGATGGGTGATAAAGGTAGATATGATTCAACAAATCAGTTAAAAACATTAATCGTGATGCAAGTCTTAGGTGACTCAAAAACATTTTTTGATTCACAAAAACAACTTGTTGATCGTCAAGATTTTTTTACGGACTATATGATACCAGACGCTAAACTACAAAATAATAATATAGCTCAATGGTTTTTATTTGGTGGAAGTAATGTTAAGATGGATGAAATGATTATGGAACAATGGCAGATGGGTTCGGAATAGCAATGGCTGAAGTTGAATTTGCGGGTTTGAAGTTTAAAGGCGGACGTATATTCGTCATACTTACCGCTTTGACTACATTAGGTGGTGGTCTTTGGGGTGGCTTTGAATTCTACAAAGATTATCTGACAATGAAAGAACAGATACAAGAATATGTTGCACCTGATTTATCTGGCTTTGATAAAAGAATAGATTTAACAAAAGAAGAATTAAATAGCAAAACAGATCTTATTCAAACAGAAGTAAACATGATTATGCAAGAGATGGAAATGATCATGTCGGAAATCAGATTAGTGAGTGATGTTGCCAATGAACTGAAAAACGACCTTAGGCAAGATGTAAGAAGAATAGAAAAAGTAGTAAACGATGTTGAACAATTAGTTAAAGAAGATTCGAGAGAAACCAACCAGGAGTTAAGACAAACCACGAAGGACATTCAGGAAGACATGCAATTATTAACGGATAAGTTGGAGCAAGCCATGACTGAGCTAGAAGAAAAAATAGAGAAAAGAATAAAACTTGCATTAGAGAATCCTTTATCACAGATGTAACTATGGCTAAACCTCCTACCAACGAATACTTTACACCAGTCAAAAAAAGAACTAGTATAGGGCGTTCTCCACGCAGTAGGCCAAAGAACAAGAACAAAAGAAGACAATATGTCAAATATAGGGGGCAAGGATGACAAAGTTATGTCCAAGAGGTAAAGCGGCAGCTAAAAGAAAATTTAAAGTATATCCTAGTGCATATGCAAATGCATACGCTTCTAAGGTTTGTGCGGGAAAAATTAAAGATCCAAGTGGTGTAAAAAGAAAAGATTTTAAAGGTCCAAAACCAGCTGGTAAAAAAGATGGTGGTGAGATTATTAATTTTAATAAAGTATCACAAGATAGAAAAAAAATATCACAATTTAATAAAGGTGGAATGGCTAGAGCTTGTGGTGCAGTGATGCAAAATAAAAGAAAAATTACAAAGTTTAGTTAATGGCCAAAGGCGGATTAAAAGAGTGGTTTAAACAAAATTGGGTCGATATCGGTTCAAAGAAAAAAGGTGGGGGATTTGCTAAATGTGGTAGATCTAAACTAGCCGCAGATAGAAAAAGAAAATATCCTAAATGTGTTCCAGCTGCAAAAGCAGCGAGAATGACAGAGAGTCAAAGAAAATCAGCAGTTAGAAGAAAAAGAAGTAAAGCACAAGGTGTTGGAGGTAAACCAACTAATGTTAAAACTTTTGCGGCTCAAGGAGGATTAATTACTAATCAAAGAAGAGCTGGCATAGCTCAAAGAGGATTTAATTTTAAAGGTGTCTACTAAAAAAGATCCAAAAATAGGCACGGGTAAAAAACCAAAAGGTAGTGGAAGGAGATTATATACTGATGAAAATCCTCGTGATACTGTGGGTATTAAGTTTGCTACTCCTGCTGATGCCAGAAGAACAGTTGCAAAAGTCAAAAAAATTAATAAGCCGTTTGCTAGAAAAATTCAGATCTTAACAGTAGGAGAACAAAGGGCAAAGGTTATGGGAAAAAATAAAGTCGCAAGTATTTTTAAGAAAGGCAAAGATGCTATTAGAAGAGGAAATAAGACAAGACGTACGTAAGTGGTCTGAGCATTTTTTAGAGGTTCCTAACAAACATTTAGGAGGCATGTCAGCTTGTCCTTTTGCTAGAAAAAGTTGGAAAGAAAATAAAGTGTTAGTTGAGGTAAAACAAAAACATAAATGGTACAAAACACAGCTTAATGAACATTTAGATGTTCTAGATCTTGAAGTTCACGATTTAATTATTTTTTGTGACCCATATTTTAGCTACACCCCTAACGGCTTTCAAGAAATCGTAGATGCATATAATGAATGGTATAATAAAAAAGATATTTTTTTTATGGGGTTTCACCCTCATAATCCAGCCAACGAAGATGAACAAGAATTCTTAGTTTCCCCAAGTGGGGAACCGCCAGAAGTAGAAAGCGAATTAATGTATTCTATGATGCTGGCACAAAAGTTCTCGCTATTACAAGAAGCTTCTGATAAACTACATAAATCTGGGTACTATAAGTTGTGGCCCAGAGGGTACTATCAAGACGTTGTAGTATCTAGAGCTAAAACCTATAAACGAATATTCGGAGGTCGACATGATGGGTAAAAAGAAAATGGCTGGCGGAGGTATGGCTGGCAAGAAAAAACAAGCAATGAAACGTGGTGGCAAAGTTGTTAAAAAAGCAATGGGTGGTCCTATGAAAGCCAAAAAGAAAATGGCTGGCGGCGGAGCTGCTATGCGTGGTAAAAAGAAAATGGCTGGTGGAGGCATGATGAATGTTTCACCTAGAAGAGCTATGGCTATGGGCATGAAAAATGGTGGCAAAGTCATGAAAGGCAAAAAGAAAAAAGCCATGAAAGGTAAAAAGAAAAAGGCAAAAAGATAAATGCCAACTTATGCACCTACAGCAAGCTTCGACTTAACTATAGATGATATAGCTGAAGAGGCATATGAACGATGTGGTTTGCAAGTTCGTAGTGGATACGATTTGCAAACTGCAAGACGTTCATTAAATTTATTATTAGCTGAATGGGCTAATAGAGGTTTAAATCTATGGACTATACAACTTCAAGAAAAAACTATTGCAGCTAATACGACTAGTTTAACTGGTACAAGTTTGTTTGGGTCAAACGCAGATGATAGTCAACAAATAGTTGATATCACTGATGTAGTTATAAGAGACAGTAGTAATACTGATTTTTCAGCAAGTTCAATTAGCAGATCTACTTATTTAAATTATGCTGTTAAAACAACCAGCGGAAGACCAAGTCAATACTACTTTGAGCGTACGATAAACCCAACACTATTTCTATATCCTGCAGCTGATACAACGTATACTCTACGTTATTATGCTCTCGTTCGCATGTTTGACGCTGGGGATTATACAAACAATACTCAAATTCCTTTTCGTTTTCTTCCATGTATGACTGCTGGTTTAGCTTATTACATATCCATGAAAAAATCGCCAGATAGAATTCAATTATTAAAACAAATTTACGAAGATGAGTTTCAAAGAGCGGCAGATCAAGACGGTGAAAGAACAAGTTTATTTTTAACTCCTAAAACTTATTTGCCTGGAGTTTAACATGAGTAAATATGCGTCTGGTAAATTTGCACAAAGAATTTCAGATAGATCTGGTATGGCTTTTCCTTATAATGAAATGGTTAAAGAATGGAATGGTTCAGTAGTACACATATCTGAGTTTGAAGCAAAACATCCTCAATTAGAACCAGTGCGAATTGTAAATGATCCTCAAGCTTTGCAAGAATCAAGAGGACAAGTTGCGAGTTCAAGAGTTTTTGTTGGTATTATAGGTGTAAATACAAACAGATTTGCCAGCGTTGGCATGCAGCCAAAAACAAATGCTAAAGAAACAAGATTGCAGAGTTTTACTGGAAATGTTACAGTGAGCACATCATGACCGATTATTCAGATTTATTATCTAATGTAAGAAATTATACTGAAACATCTTCTGATGTATTATCGGATTCGATTATAAATCAATTTATCAAATCAACCGAAGACAAGCTTAGAAGACAAGTTGATTTAAATTATTATCGCAGATATGATACGGCCTCTTTAACAATAAATAACCCTTTTCTACCACTACCTTCGGATTGGGAAGCAACCAGATACGTACAATTAATAGATGGTTCGAATAATAGAAGTTTCTTGATACAAAAAGATATTTCATTTATGAATGAATTTGCGCCAAATAGGACATCAACAGGAGCAGGTACTCCCAAGTATTATGCTGTTTATGATGATGATAGCCATATGTTGGCACCAACCCCGAACGCTGCATTAACTGTAGAGCTCGCATACACGTACAAGCCGCCTGTTTTGTCCAGCACGACAACATC